ACCACAAATGTACATTCAAGAAAACGCTGTGAACCACAACGAAAAAGCTGAGAAACTGAATGGACGCCTAGCAATGCTAGGTGTTATTGCAGCTATTGGAGCTTATGCAACAACAGGACAACTTATCCCCGGTATTTTTTAAATGATTAAAGCAGCAATAGGAGCAGCCGGTTCTATCGCCGGAGGTATTGGAAAAGGTAAAGGAAAAGGTAAAGGCAAAGGTAAAGGCAAAGGCAAAGGTAAAGGAAAAGGTAGCTGTAAGTAATAGCTAATAACATCTTATCACTGGAGTATAATTATGCCACAAGGTAAAGGAACATACGGTACAAAGAAAGGTCGTCCACCTAAAAAGAAAATGTGCTCTTGTAAGTAATGGCAAAGAATGTCAGTCTCAAGATCGGCAAGCACAAGTCCCGTTCAGGTGGACTGACAGCCGCTGGCCGTAAGAAGTATAACAATGCAACAGGTTCTAATTTAAAAGCTCCCGTTACAGGAAAACCTAAAGCTGGTAGTAAAGATGCTGCTCGTAAGAAGTCTTTCTGTGCACGGATGTCTGGTGTTAAGGGACCAGCTAAAAAACCTAACGGAAAGCCAACCCGTAAAACGTTGGCACTACGCAAATGGAATTGTTAAATGGCTAAACCTGGACTTTACGCAAACATCCACGCCAAGCGGAAACGAATCAAAGAAGGTAGTGGAGAAACAATGAGGAAAGCTGGAGCAGCTGGTGCTCCCACTGCTGCTAACTTCAAACGTGCAGGTAAAACTGCTAAGAAAAAAAAAGCTAAATAGATTTAACGGGAGGTGCAATTCCTCCCCTAGCTCTAGACAGCCAAGTCTTTAAACTGGTCTTACTTAATTTTACTTACCCAACCATGAACTATTAATTAAAATGACTGCTGTACTTTCAAGACCACAAAAACTAAATAACTGGGAACTCTTTTGTAACTGGGTTACCTCTACTAACAACCGTCTGTATGTCGGTTGGTTCGGAATCCTTATGATTCCTACGCTGCTTGCAGCTACTATTTGTTTTATCATTGCCTTTGTTGGCGCACCCCCCGTAGACATCGATGGCATCAGAGAACCAGTCGCAGGATCCCTCCTGTACGGCAACAACATCATCAGTGGGGCCGTCGTCCCCTCTTCCAACGCAATCGGATTGCATTTCTACCCAATTTGGGAAGCTGCTTCGCTTGACGAATGGCTCTACAACGGTGGCCCGTTCCAACTGGTCGTCTTCCACTTCCTCATTGGTATCTACTCTTACATGGGACGAGAATGGGAACTTAGCTATCGACTAGGTATGCGCCCTTGGATCTTCGTTGCTTACTCTGCACCAGTCGCTGCGGCTAGTGCTGTTTTCTTGGTATATCCCTTTGGACAAGGTTCTTTCTCAGATGCGATGCCTCTTGGCATTTCCGGCACCTTCAACTACATGTTTGTCTTCCAAGCTGAACACAATATTCTTATGCATCCTTTTCATATGCTTGGTGTTACCGGCGTATTTGGTGGGTCTTTGTTCAGTGCTATGCATGGTTCTCTTGTCACCAGTTCCCTGGTTAGGGAGACGACCGAAAATGTATCTCAGAACTATGGGTATAAATTTGGACAGGAAGAAGAGACATATAATATTGTCGCTGCTCACGGATACTTTGGTCGGTTGATCTTTCAATATGCCTCATTTAATAACTCTCGTAGTCTCCACTTTTTCTTGGCTGCATGGCCTGTGCTTGGCATTTGGTTCACTAGCCTGGGTGTTAGCACTATGGCTTTCAATCTTAACGGATTCAACTTTAATCAATCCATTGTCGATAACGGGAACCACGTTATCCCTACTTGGGCTGATATTCTTAACCGTGCGGGACTTGGAATGGAAGTAATGCATGAGCGTAATGCTCATAACTTCCCACTTGATCTAGCAGCAGCGTCTACCACACAGGTAGCACTGACTGCACCTACTATTGGATAATAACTATGTTTGGTTTAAAAATTGGTGGTAAAAAGGTTCGAACCGCAATGCAAATTAAGCGTGATCTGAACAACGCATTAGCAGACAATCTCCGCAATCCTTCAAAAAAGAATCGGGAAAAGGTTGAGGCTTTTAGTGCAGAATTTAAAGCAATGCAAGACAAGAGAACCAAAAAGAAAAAGAAAAAATAATGTACTTACGTTCATCCGTCAGGACGCATGCCGCCTAGTCATGGAACGGGGGCTAGGTAATTGGAATTAACAATGACTGTTACTCTCACTTATCGCGGCAACAAGTACAACAAAACTGTGAATAAGAAATAGGCTTACTGCCGGGTTCAAGTCCCGGCTTCACTATTGGCATTGGCCCGTACGCGGATACCCTTTGCCGTCTAGACGGTGGGACAGACCACACATATACAACTAAATAACTCTGAACGTTCAGAGAGTCGAAAATAACTCTCTTTAAAAAAAATGGCTTTTCAATCTTCTGTAAACCCTACTCAACTTACTCAGTTGGGTCAGGCTAATCTAGCTGGCGATAAGCGAGCACTTTATTTGAGACTCTTCTCTGGAGAGATGTTCAAAGGCTTCCAACGTAACACGATCGCCCGCGATCTTGTGATGAAGCGTACACTTAAGAACGGCAGATCTTTGCAGTTCATCTACACTGGTCGTACCAAGTCTGAATTCCATACTCCTGGAAACAGCATTCTTGGTGATAGCAACAATGCACCTCCAGTGGCTGAGAAGACGATCACCTGTGATGATCTTTTGATCTCCAGTGCATTCGTCTATGATCTTGATGAGACTCTTTCTCATTATGATCTCCGCTCAGAAATTAGTCGTAAAATCGGCTATGCTCTTTCGGAAAAGTATGACCGCTTGATCTTCCGTGCTATCACTCGTGGTGCACGTGCAGCATCTCCTATTACTGCTACTGGCTATGTTGAGCCAGGTGGTACTCAGGTTCGTGTTGGTACTACTGCTAATGCTTCTGATGCATATTCTTCAACTGCTTTGGTTACTGCATTCTATGATGCAGCCGCTGCAATGGACGAAAAAGGTGTGTCTCAAGATGGACGTGTTGGTGTTCTAAACCCACGTCAGTATTATGCACTGATCCAAGCTGTTGGTTCTAATGGTTTGATCAACCGCGATGTTCAAGGTTCCGCACTGCAAGGTGGAGAAGGAATCGTGGAGATTGCTGGTATCAAGATCTACAAGTCCATGAACATTCCTTTCTTCTCTCAGTATGGTACTAAGTACGGTACTGGTTCTGCTACTAACCCTGGCGTTACCGATCCTGGTAACACCGGTACGTTCGTATCAGAAGCTGTTGAAGATGCTGCTAACGATGTTACTGGTATCAACAACGAGTACGGTGAAGAAACCGAATTCGCTAATAGCTGTGGTCTTATCTTCCAGCGCGAAGCTGCTGGTTGTGTTGAAGCTATCGCTCCTCAGGTGCAAGTCACCAGTGGCGATGTTTCTGTGATCTATCAGGGTGATGTTATCCTTGGCCGTCTGGCTATGGGTGCTGACTTCTTGAATCCAGCTGCTGCTGTTGAACTGTTTGCCGGTACTGCTACCAAGCCTGCCGCATTCTAATTTTTCTTATATGGGAGTCCTTTCGGGGGCTCCTTTTTTTTAATTCTTTATTGAGAATAATACTCATTATCTAACTATGGCCTTCCCTACTACTGGCTCCAACACTGAGCTACAAGCTGTTAATCAGATCCTGGCGTCAGTTGGTCAGGCTCCTGTGACTACATTAACAACTGATGAAATTTTTGTTATTAATGAAGTTTCGACCTTTACTGGTTCTATTTCTGGTACTACTCTAACTACAACAACTGCGGATATTCCAGTTGGTGCTTATATTACTGGAAACACTGTTACTACTGGAACATCTATCGCTGTAGCAGGTGTAGAAGTTTCTCCAGCTACAGATCCTGTGACATATAATTATACTATTAATATCTCACAAACTGTTGCAAGTCAAACTTTAACACAATCCGTTGCTAAAAGTAGAGTTGAATCACAAACCAACCCGGACGTTGCGATTGCACTCAACACCCTTAGAGAAGTATCAAAAGAGGTACAATCAGAAGGATGGGTTTTTAATAAAGAATATGATTACCCCCTCACACCAGATTCAAACAATGAAGTAATTATTGCTAATAACATACTTCAAATTGATTTGAATGAAACTTATACACAAAATAGAAATAGAGATAGTGTAATTCGTGAAGGTAAACTTTATAATAAAACTGCTCATTCCTATACTTGGACTGATGAAAAATTATATGCAGATATTATTTGGTATTTTGATTGGGCAACTATTCCTAATCCAATTGCTGCTTACATCGTAGCAAGAGCAGCTACTATTGTATCTAGTCGTCTTATTGGAGATGTTAATCAATATCAATTACTACTACAAAAGGAATCCTTTACTAGAACTGTCGCTTTAGAATACGAATGTAATCAAGGTGATTATACTTTCTTTGGTTCTCCAAAAGGTGAAAACTTTTATCAAAGTTACCAACCGTACCATACCTTGCAACGCTAATGCCAGCAGTAACACAATTAACACCTAATTTTCTCGGTGGAGTCTCCCGACAAAATGATGACAAAAAATTTCCAGGTCAACTAACCGAATGTATTAATGGCTTGCCAGATGCAACATACGGTTTAACAAAAAGACCTGGTATGAAATTTATTAATTCATTGAAAAAAGCAGATGGTACTAAATTTACTAAAAGTGAATTAGCTGATGCTGTCTGGTTTTCTATCAATCGTGATGAAGAAAAATCATACATTGGTGCAATAAAAGGTTCAAATATTTATGTCTGGACTGCTGATACTGGAACTTTTTGTACTGTAACTAACAATTCTAGTTCTTATTTAAGTGGTTCTAATTATCACTTTAGAAGTATTCAAGATACAACAATTATAACTAATCAAGATACAACTTGTGTAATGCAAGATAAGCCTACTTTTGTAAAAAATTCTGAGGCTACTTTAAAACTAATATCAATTGTATCTGGTGATGTACATAAAGTTAAAATTCAATATCAAGCAACCACGCCTGCAGTCGCAACAGCTACAGTACAAGGTGGTGCTGACTATGAAAGTTTTTTAAGTGGTACCCATGTTAGTCATGATTTATTTGGTGCTATTAAAGATAAGCTAGAAACTGCACAGACTGGAACGGTTCAGTCTGAATTTACAGGTCACTGGTATTTAGAATCGTATAAAAATAGTATTGTTATTAGACGTACTGATGGTAATGGTGCTAATGCTGTTATTACAGATTACTCAACACCAGTAGGTACACCATTGCCTTTTTTTATTAGGGTTCTCAAAGCTGGTGTTAATAATGCATCTTTAGAACGCTATAGATTTTCAGCTGATGATGTTTCTAAATTAGCATTAGAATCTTTTCATGGTAGAATTGTTAAAATTCGAAATGATGATGGACCTGATGATAATTATTTTTTAAAATTTGTTGCAGATAATGGTGTTAATGGTCCTGGACATTGGGAAGAAACTATTAGTCCTACAGTAAGTGTAGGTTTTAATGCAAGTACATTTCCACATCAATTGTTAAGAACAGCAGACACTACTTTTGTATTTAGTTCTATTAGTTATGTAAATAGAGCAGCTGGTGATGATACTACAAATCCACCACCATCAATTTTTACTAAGGATGACACAGCTGCATCAGGTTGGAATGGTAAGAAAATTAAGTCTACGTTTTTCTATTCTAATAGATTTGGATTTTTATCTAATGATAACATAATCTTTAGTCAAGCAAATAGCCCTTATAATTTCTTTGCTAAATCAGCACTAATACAAGTTAATGGTGATCCTATTGATTTAAATGTATCAAGCACTAAACCTGTTGTTTTGAATGATGTATTACCATCTAGCCAAGGTTTACTTATTTTTAGTGAACAGCAACAATTTCAGTTGTATAGTTCTGATGCATATTCTTTAACACCAACTAATTGTGGTATTCGTAGTGTCTCTAATTATGAGATGAATCCTAATGTAAGTCCTGTTGATATTGGAAACAGCTCTGTATTTTTAAGCAGTGCTGTAAATTCTAGCAGGTTATTTAGTCTAGGATTAAGGGATATTGGAACACCACCTGACGTTACTGATATTAGTAAAACAGTTTTTCAATGGCTTCCTAGTAATATTGATAATTTATTTGCTAACCCACAAACTTCTAGTATTATTTTAAAAGAAAAGGATTCTAGTTACTTTTATATTTTTAGGTATTTTAATTCTGGTAGTGAAGATAATCAATTTCAAGCATGGGTAAAGTGGCAAGTAACTGGTCTAATTCAGACTTCTGCAATTTTTACTAATGATCTTACTGTTGTTACTCAACATAAAGATGAATATACACTTAGTTCTGTATCACTCGATGAATTGCCTACAGGAGACGTTGTAGCAACTTCTACAGGTATTACAGGTAATCCATGCCTAGACATGGCTACAAGGCCCGTACAGCCTGCAGGAGGTGTCAATGCGGTGGTGTATGATTCAACCAATAACATCACTAAAATCTATGTACCTTTTACACCATTTGATAATAAAAAAGGTATAATGTTATTTGCTACACCAGTAGCAGATGTAGGTACTTCTTCAGCAGTTGATGCTGATGCAGGTTACTATTTAGAAGCTACAGCACGTACTGAAGTTGGTACAGGTTACTATTACTTTGAAGTAAAGGGTGATCAAACTAGTTATGCTGATGGTATTGTTATAGGTTATTCTTATGATTTTGAAGCAACTTTACCTAAATTTTATTTTAGAGTATCTGCAACAGAAACAGATTTTACATCTTCATTAACTATATCAAGAGTGAAATTTTCTATTGGGACTTCTGGTCCTATTCTATTCAGTTCAAAAGCTGATGGTTCTGACGAATGGAAAAATATAGAATATGCAACTAATGCTAATTCTTATCAAGCAAACAGTCCTACAGTACAAAATCAACAACAATTTACTGTACCAATCCATCAACGTAATACTAATTTTGAATTAAAAGTGACAAGTAATTATCCGTATCCAGTTACATTAGTTTCTATGATGTGGGAGGGTGTCTATTCACCACGTTTCTATAGGAGGGCTTAAATATGTTTAATCCGAAAGGTAGTAATCTTCTAGATGAACAACTTGCCGTCTCTGGTTTAGAGATGCAGTGGATTGGAGCTGCGATTGGTGCTGTAACAGCAATTGCTGGTGGCATTATGGGTGCTCAACAAACATCAAAGAACAATGCCGCTAACAAAAAAGCTGTAAAAGAGCAGAAAAAACTTCAGGAAAAAATAGCTAAAGCAACTAATAAATATAATGCTGAAGCATTTGAAGCTAATGTTCAGAATTATTACGATAACAAAGAATATAACTGGGATACTACAATTAAAAATTGGAAGTATAACCAGCAAGTTCAAGACTACCAATATTTACAAGAAGTAAAAGCATATCAGGGTTCTGTTCAAAATACCAAAAATCAGTTAGCTTATAATAAATCTGCTGAAAGAGAGGCTTTTAGAACTGAACAAGAAACTTTTGCTCAAATTTTAGCATCAGATGCATTTAATCGTGAAGAGTTAATGTTGCAAAATCTTCAGCGAGAAGATGATGCAGCTATGATTCAAGCTGGTAGATCAAATGCAAAGAGTATTCAATCTGCAAGTGCTTTAGGTGGTCGTGATCGTAATATGTTAGATATTAATCTTCAAAACCAAGCGAAGGCATCAGTACAATCAATTCGTGATATTGCTGTACAAAGATTTCAAGATGATCAACGTACTAGAGCTGCAATGATGATTAAACCTGATAAGTCTCCTAATCTACCTGTTCCTACACTATCTCCTGATCAAATTTTTGTTCCTCCTCAAAAATCTGAACCAGGTTATGTACCACCAGCAGTTTCACAAAACCCGTGGTTGCCATTAGTACAAGGTATAGGTTCAGCAGCATCTTCCGCCGCTAACATATCGTCAAGTGACAGCTTTTAAATTATGGCAAGAACTGTAAAGTATCAAGGTGCATCTCGCAGTAAAGGTTATCAACCTGCTCGCGTTGATGAAAGTAATATAGCGCGTCTACGTGAATCCAGTCAAAGAACTGTTAACAACATGCAAGCAATTGCAGACGCTACTATTAAAGATAGAGAAAGAGTAGCACGTGAAGTAGAAGAAAATCAACGTGCCGAAGCACAAGCAAGGGAAAAGAATTTTGGTATTCAATCCCGAAATATGCAAAATGAAGCTGATCAATTATCTGCTGATAGACAGGCTGCTCAAAAACAATACGAAATTAACAGAAAAGAAACAAGCCAATTTTTTGAGGCGATATCTAGTATAAGTGAATCTGCTGGTAAAATTTATAACAATATTCAAGAGAAACAAGAGGAAAAAGAATATGATAACGAATCTAAAAAGGCGGCAACCGAGGCTCAGAAATTAATTCAGGACCGCCTAGATTTTGAAACGCAAAAACTTGGTGTTCAACAAACACAGACTTTAGAGGAAATAAAAGCTCAAGGTGGTGATAAACTTGTTCTTGCAAAGGCTGCTTCAAAGGTAAGTGGACATGCAGAAGCTGCTAGTATCGCTCAGATGGCTTCATATATTAATCAGGGTGGTTTACCAAAAGGATTCAATCTAGAGCTTGATGCTTTAGAAAAAAAAAAAGGATCTCCTCTAAGTTATGAGGAAAAGGTGGAGTTTTCTCATTACTATCGAACAGCAATTATTATACCAACATTTAAGAAGCTATATAGTTCTAAATCACCTACAGCAAAAAAGTATATAGCAAAAGTAGATGGATTTTTTCAGTCATTTCTAAAAACAGAGAAAGCTGCAAAGGTAAAATCTGAAGAAACATTAAATAAAGAACAATCTAAAGAAATTTTAGCAACACTTGGTCCTGAAGAACTTTCCAAGCATTTCAGTCTACAATATTTGAAATTTTTAACTTTAAATGGAGGTGATCACACTACAACTTTAGATGAGGTTCAAGAAATATTAACAACATCTAAAGGTGAAAACGGTGAGTATGTATATCCTATTGATTCTATTAGTAGCTTACCTATAGCTTCACATCCTTTATCAAAAAATGGTGTTAAAACATTTGGTGAAATATATTCTACTAGACTTAATAAGATCAGAGCAGATAGGGTAAAAATTGATAAGCAACAACGTAAAGACCAAATAGATCAAGATAAAATTAGCCAAGAACAAACAGAAGCAGAGTTTATGGAAATAGCACGAGCTGATCCTACACCTGCACGTATTGATGATCTACAAGAAAAACATTTTAAATTGTTTGGGGTACACTCTCAGCAATTAAAAATAATGGCAGATCATTATACAACTGATCAAAAAACCACAAACTCTGCTGTTCAAGAAATTCTTAAACTTAATCCTGATCAGTTAGATGAGACTCATTTAGCAATTATTAAAGGGCCAAATATTTCTCAAGACGCTGAAGATAAATTTATGGCACGATGGAATTCAGGAATTCGTAATCCTGAATATAAAACAGAGATTAAAAGAATTACAGATTCTGGTAGGGAAGTTCTTACTGGTTCTACTGCTTTAGGTACTAGTAAAAAAGGATCACCTTATGTTCAAGGTGCTGTATTAAAGTATGAACGAGATTTAAAACAACTTGCAACACAAATTTATGGAGATGGTAGTACAGTAAATGCAGCTGAAGCCTATAACCAAGCAAATTTACAATTGCAAGAACAGATTAAGTCTGGTGCAACTGATGAAACATCACCATGGTATAAAAAAACAGTAAAAAATAAAGTTACTTACCCTAATATTGAACCTAAAAATATATCTGCAATAGAAGCTACTTCTAGAAAAATTGAAGAGCTTAAAAATTACGTTAAAGAAAATGGTGTACAATCTGGTTTAAATATTCCTAACTTTGTTATGACAGCAGAAAGGTTAGAGTATGTTGCTGAGAATTATGATAAACCAGGATTTAGAGCTAATTCTGAAGAGATA